TGGATTAACAAAGACTCCTAAGAGAATGGAGGGTAATTTCAAAAGAGTTGAATCTGTAACTATTTGGACTCCCTCTCATTACTCTGTTGCAGATAAAGAAGGATGCTTCTCTTGTCCTAATGAAGATTTGTGGATAAGAGAGTGGCCTAAGCTAGATGAACTAAGAGAAGTTCAGGATGATTTAGATTTCGGAGATTGAATATGAATGACGTTGATAGAATCATTCTCAGTACCATTAAAGATAGGTACGAGAATAGAACTCGACCAGTCTACGACCATTTCTCTAGGAGACTTCTATATGAAGAAGTCACTCATGTAGATATCAAGGACTATAAGTTCTTACTTGAATTGATTGAGAGGCTAGATAAAGCAAATGGAAATCAAAATGATGGACGACGAAATCAGAGCAGAGTCACTAATCAAACTCGTAAGAGAACATAAGAAGAACTGTAATACAGATGATTGTGGTATCTCTTTATTCTCTTTACGAGAAGTCTATCGAAGATTAGTGAGGAGAGAATTAACAGAAGATGAAGTAAGGGCATTTTGCTAAATGAATCTCGACCTTCTAATCAAGTTAGTTAAGTTAGCTAACAATAATCCATCTGAAAACGAAGTTAACTTAGCCGCGCGGAAAGTATGCAAAATGATTGAGGAGAATAAGTTTGTATTCACTAATACAAATCAAACTCCTCCTTCTAATCCTTATCAAAGGCCACCAGTCTATCCGAATAGAGGATATAGAACTGATTGGGATTATGGCTTCTCTGATTTGTATGAGGAAGTCATACGTAGGCAAAGAGAGAATGCAGAAAGAGCAAGAAAGGAAAGAGAGGATAGAGAGAAAAGAAGAAAGGAGGAAGAAGAAAGAAAGAAGAACGAACCTAAATACGAAACTCATGAAAGACCTCGTTGGAATTGGGGATATAATCCTACAGAAGAACAGAAAGATTTCTTTAATAAAGGTAGAAGAAAATATTCCTGGGAAGAACCACCTAAGAATGAAGGAGTTGAAAGAGAATGCACTAAATGTAATCTAAAAGTCAAAACATTTAATACTAAATCTCCATTCGTCTGTTCTATTTGTCTCTTAAATGAATGGAAATAAATAGACCTAAAGATGATTAGCTCGGCGCGGTCGAGTGTCCTAAATTTGAGACACCTCGACCTAATTTGACAAGTGGGGACGATGAGCGTATAATGGTCTTAGTTGGGGAAAGGTCCGCCGTCTATGGTCCGCCTCGACCTGAATTGCTGGAAAGTAATTAAATCGTAGGTAAATCGTTAACCGGAAAAGAAAAGGAAAAGTAGAATGTCTATTGAATTGGTTCAGATGTCGAAGAATACCCGTGGTAAGGATTCGCGCACTATTACTTACATGGGTATTGGCCGTCCAGTGGAGCGAAAGATTGACCGCGAAACAGCGGAAGATGGTTCTCCACTTGGTAAGGATGAGAATGGTAATCAGATTACCCGCGAGGAAATCATTACCGAACTCACTCATGAAGGAGTTGTTACTACAGTAGAGGAAGCAATGGAATTGGTTGGTAACGATACCAAGCGATTCCTTGATTGCTTTGCTGATGGATTCAATCGTGAGGCTTATCGCATTGAAGCGGATAAGGACGAATTGGACCCGTATGTTCTTGGTCTGGAACCGAAGGCAGCTAAAGCTCGTAAGACTGTTATTCGTGGTCTTGCTAAGACTCTTGGAATTGGAGTCTTGGATGCTGCGGAGATTGTTAAGATGGCTACTCCGCAGGCTGCAACTGAGGAAGTTTCCGAACCTGAAGTTGCACCGGCTCAGTAACAACTAAATACAGACAAGCTATTGGGGGGAACAGAATATCGTTCCTCTCAATAGCTATTTGTGTTTGTACTATTAGATATCTTTTTTATAACTGGCGTTTGCAACGCCTCCTGTTCTACTGGCTCGTATATAGGACGTTTGCAAACGCTAAGTAAAGAAAAGAAGCATGGTGCCGTTTGCAAACGCCATATAATCAATCCCAGGGCGTAGCAACGGAATTAGTGAGGGAGTTTAGAATGAGGAAACCCAGTCCGCTCAGGCGGAGGCCACCCTCAGAACTGAGGCAAAGACTTTTAGATATACAAAGGAATAAGTGTTTTTATTGTGGTATTAAATTCGGACAGTTAGCTTACTATAATAAGAAATTTTATTATTTAATCCCACATTATGACCACTATATACCGTTTGCATATCTACAATCCAATCCTAATGATAATTGGATAGCAGCTTGTTTTATCTGTAATGGTATTAAAGGGAGTAAGATATTTGATACTCTCAGAGAATTACTTCAACACATTAGAGAGGAGAGAAATAATCGTGTCGTTGAAACCTACAATTACAAGGAAATGCCTTTCTTGCCACAAGCAATTCCAGACAAGAAGGGAGAGCAAAAAGTATTGCAAACCATCGTGCCGTTGGAAATCTTGGGACAAAAGAAATCCAAGATTGAAAAATACAAATCAATAAGGATATGTATTTTTTGTGAGACATCTTTTGGGGTAAACAATAATATAAAATACTGTAGTGAACAATGTAAAAAGCTAGACTATCTTATTGCTAAGGTTGAAAGAATGGAACTTAATAATAAGATGAACCAACTAATCAAAAGTAAAAAGATAGGAAGTTAAAGATGGCCGCCGAGGATTGGATTGACTTCGACTTCATGAATGATGAGGAATACGATGATTACAGTCCGCGTAAACCTATACCACAAGCCGAATTCCAAGACGAAAAAGATTCTTGGAGAATGGCCCACAAGTATGTTCCAGTCAATAAGCTACAAGATTCTCACCTTCTTAATTGTATTCATATGGTGGAGCGTAAAGCTCTCAATGATTACGACCCGGTTCCTAAAGTCTATTTGGCTTTGGTTAGAGAAGCTCGAAAACGAAATCTGATTAAGAGATAATTATGTATCCTTCCATCTATTACACTTGGGGTAAGAAATGGAGATACTACTATCGAGCTTTTCAAAAGGCTGGATTAAGTGAACAAGGTAGTATCAAATTAATTAGTGAGATTAAGCAACTATTTAGTTGGCAAAAGAGCCAACAACGTAAAAGTAGAAATATTCAGATTGACTCAGATACTTACTTCGATAACTTCGTAGATGGTAAGGGATACTAAAAGGATGTTAAAGTGCGATATCTAAAACCAGTTAAAGGCGGCCGCCGGCAAATAGGTTCAAGAGTAGAAAAAGAAATACAACGTAGAGTTGAGAAGGATGCAGCTTCTCATGATTGCTCTAAGTCTTTCGTTATCAATACTATTCTAGCAATGTATTACAAGGTAAAGGTAGAGGAAAAGTTCAATGAATACAAATGAGTTAGCTATCTATGGTGCAAAGAGGAAAGTAACAGACCTTATCCAAGCAAAGAAAGAAGCTGATAAGGAAATTAAAGAACTTAAGAAGTTCCTCCGTTCTCTCAAAGAAACATTCAAGAAGAAAGCTCGTAGGAAGATGACTCCTGCTATGAAGAAGGCTTTGTCCAAGAGAATGAAAGAAGTTTGGGCTAAGAAGAATGGCAAAGAGTAAGCCACTAACTTACAATGATTTCTTTCAAGCACTAAAGAAAACTCCAAGAGGTTGGACTATCCATAGTGATGGAAGAATCCGTAACTCAAAAGGATTAAGTCCACTTCAAGTAGTATTTAAGACTACCTCTCTTATGGCTATATATCCTAAGCTAGACTTCGATGCTCTTAGAATAGTTAGAGCAGAAGATAACATGGAAGGATATGAAAACATAAGAGAGGACTTACTATCTACTTGTGGATTAAAGGAGAAGAAATGAAAGTAATCAATAGACTCGCTATCCAAGATTTAAAGAAAGCCTTTCGTAACTACGAGCGTGCAAGAGAAGTTCCAGAAGCTCAGATTAGTAGAAACTGGAAGTTCTTTTGGATGCACTTAGAAAGGAAGTGTAGTGTAATTGAGGTAAAAGAAGATGCCAACACCTAGAGAGAAATTAGCTATGACTTGGCCTGTCTTTAGAGTAGAGCATGGTTCAATGTGGTATACATTTGGTAGTTGTCCATTATGCGGCGCGGCTGTAAGGGATGATAACAAACAAGTTCACATTGATTATCATTATAAACTCTTAGAGAGGTTTGAGAGAATTGAAAGACAGATTGAGAAGTTAGAAGCAATCCATCCAAAACATTACGGGAGAGATTACAATGATTCAGTATCAGGTTAAGTACAAGAAGTTCGATGGAACTGAACAGACTCATACCTATCATGAGTTGAAAGTAATCTGTCAGGCTTTCTTCTCTATGATGGGAACTACTACTCAGAGAATTGGAATCTATGAGTATTATGAGCAGGATGGTTCTAGCATTCTAGTAGTTGAAGCTGTTCGAGAGAAGAAGGAAGAATCCTTTAAGATGAGGATGATAACGAATATCTTTTAATAGGGGGGTGTCATCAAAACAGGACGTTTGTATAGGTATAGTGATTCAAAACTTCTTCGACTTGACATTCGTCTAGGAGTGTGCTACAATCACTAGATTGAGTTCATGTTCCTAGAGAAAGAAATATATGCCTGCTGAAAAACGAGTTTTAGTTATAGATTCGACTATATTAAACGCTTTGCAGAAGTGTCCTTATTACACTTTCTTAGCGTTTAATCGTAACCTAAGAACGAAAGTAATAGCTGAACCGCTAGAACGAGGTGACTTAACTCATCACATATTAGAGCATTACTACCTTTCTTTGAAAGGTGGAGCTAAGGTAGATGATGCTAGGGATTTTGCCGCAGATAAAGGTAGAATAAAGTATCCTACTCTTAACATGGATGCTTCTGCTTGCGAATGGATTATCCAATCATTTCATCTCTATGTAGAGCGATGGAGAAATGATGGGATTAAAGTTCTCGAAGTAGAAAAAGCCTTCATGATTAAGGTCTATGAGGATGATGAACTCATAGTCTATTACTCCGGTAAGATTGACTTGATTTGCGAGTTCCCTTTAATTGGAACTGCTACTGTAGACCATAAGAGTCGGACTCGAAAGAACGATGAGACTGAATTGAATAATCAGTTCATCGGATATGCAATTGCTACTGATTGCAATATCGTTTACGTTAATGAGTTCGGCCTCCAGACCTCTCTTAAACCAGAAGAAAAGTTCCGTCGAATCCCACTCTCCTATACTGATGGAATGAAAGCTCATTGGCTCAATAATGTCCTGAAGTATTGGGTTCGTCAGCTTGACTATCATCTTCAGGAAAACATTTGGCCTGAAGTTTGGAATCCGTGGAATTGTAAGAGTTGTGTATTCAATCAAGTCTGTAAGAGTTCAACCGAAGAAGAAAGAATGAGGAAGTTACAAACAGAATATGTAATCGGCCCTCCCTGGGATGTGTCGGCTGCATTAGAAGGCGAACCTAATAATGGCTAACGATGAAGATATTAATCAGAAGATAAATGGGCGATGCAAATATCACAAATATAGAAGGCGCAATCTAACTAAGAACAAGAATAAGGAACCTTATTTTGTTTTCAAGTGTGTAGATTGCCCTCACTATATACGAACTGAAATGGCTATCGGCGTAATTGCTCGATGCCACAAATGCAATAACTTAATTACTATTACAGCGAAACACGCAAGTGAAGTAGCTAAACCGATTTGTGAGAATTGTGTAGTAAAGACTGTTAAGAGAAAAGAAATAGAAGCCGAAGTCGATAACATTCTTGACAAGATTCTCAGTGAATTGTAAAGGACTCAATGCCCATACAGCTAAGTAAGGTAAACGTAGATAAGAATTTCCGGGCACTTCTAATCGGTCCAACTGGTAGAGGTAAAACTATTGCCGCTGCTAGTTGGCCCGGAAAGACTCTTATCGTTGACTTCGATAATCGTCATAAGCCAATCATTGATTGGTATCCTGATAGATTGGATGAGATTTCTGTTGAAGTAATCTTTCCAATGAACTATTGGTCTACATTCAAACCTCTAGTCGATGACCTCGAATCAGGTAAAACAAGATTCGATAACATTGTCATCGACGGTATTACTTCTCTTTCCAATACTACAGTAGTCATGCAAATGATTGCTAAAGGTATGGGTCCAGAGAAAGGAAAGATTACTAAAGGTGGAGTAGCAGTTCCATCTTGGGATGAGTTCAATGGAGAGGCTATGTTAATCACACAGCTTCTTGAAACATTGAAGTCTATCAAGAGTAATCTTTTTGTTACTGCACATCCTGTATTCAAGACTCGAATCGAAGGAACAAAGTCAATCAAAGAGACTTCAATCATTAGCTTCGGAACTAAGTTAGCTCCAATGGTTCCAGCTTACTTCGATGAAGTCTATTACTTTGATTACGAGTTTGATATCAATGCCGGCCGCCCCGTAAAGCGTAATGTCTTTACTGGTCCTACAGGTGATTATCCCGATGCTAAAACTGCATTGAAGGGATTGCCTATGAAGCTCGATATTACAGGTAAGAACTTCTACGATGTTATGAAGGAATACCTGTAAATAAGGAGGGTGTAGTGTTCACAACGCTTATCTATCTAATTCTAGCTCTAGCTGTTGTCGGGTTAATCGTTTATCTGATTGAGACTCAGATTCCCGGAGCAGCAGCGTTTAAGGTAGTGATTCGAGTTGTAGTAGCTATCATGTTGATTCTCTGGATTGTCTATTACTTCGGTCCAGATATTGATAGGGCTTTAGTTCGTTAAGTTCTCTCTGTTTACTGCCTTCTCAGCAAGTAAACAATAGAGGAATGGACCTTGTGAATACGCTCGGAATAAACATGACTGTAGGCCATGCAGTTGTCCGGTCCATCGAGTTTCGTTTTATGAAGAAAATTTGGAAGTTTCCGAATGGTAGTTGTATTATCTTCGGAGATTCACTTTACGGCCTTCCATACTATGAAAGTCTGGGAGAATTTACTTGGTTAGGAATAGAGAGGGAGATAAAGATGGTAACGAAGGACGACTTGAATAACTGGTTTACATATAATGCACCAAAAGGCGACCAACCAGAACGATATGTAAAGATTCGAGAAGCTGCAAAGAATCTTGCAGAAGTTATTCTCGAAAACACTCCAGTAGGTCCAGACCAGACTACTGCAATTCGTAAAGTCCGTGAAGCTGTAATGACTGCTAATCAGTCGATTGCTTGCGGAGAGTAACATGAAAGTATACATAGCAACTAGCTTTCATGACAAGGAAAGAGCTGAGTTTGTAGCTCTCATGTTGAAAGAACAAGGACATGAGATTACTTGCGAATGGTGGAAGTCTAAGGGTCCATCAGTAGACGAAGCTCTAAAGGATATTAGAGGCATCGAGAATTGTGATGCTATTGTAGGCTTATTCGAGAAGCCCTTTATTTATAAGGGAGCTATTCTTGAATTAGGAGTTGCCTACGCTATGAAGAAGATTATCATTGTTCTTGGAA